ACCATCAAGTACATTTAGCTCTGCTGTAGTGACTGTAGCACCGTCCAGTATCTCTAGTTCTGCTTCACTAATTGTAGCGGAACCTATAGTAAATGATGTAAGGATAGTAGGAGTAGTAAGCGTCTTGTTCGTAAGTGTCTGTGTACCTGTAAGTGTAGCTACAGTACTGTCAATGGCTAGAGTAACACCAGTACCAGAGGCAGTAGAGGTAACACCAGTGCCACCTAAGATACCTAGAGACTCAGAGTCCAAGTCAATGTCAATACTTGTAGTGCCATCAGTGACATCTAAGTCCTGTGCTGTTGTAGTTGAGTCTACATAGGCTTTAACAGACTGCTGTGTAGGTATAAGTACAGCACTGTCTGAGGACATGTTGTCTTCATCTACCCAGCCTGTAATAGTAATGGTGCCGTCATTTAAGGAACCAAAAGTAGTAGTACCTGTTAATGTCGCATCGTTAATGTCTGCTTTAGTTGCTGATGCAGTTGCAATGTTATTAAACTCTGCATCTATCTCAGTACCTTTTACAATCTTTCCAGCATTGCCTGAAGGTAACGAATCTTTAGCTGCAAAGTTAGTTGTTTTTGTGTAATTACTCATTAAATTAGTCTACCTATAATAGCTTCTGTATTTAGTTCTTGTATGGACAATGCTCTGCCGTCTATTGTAGCGTCTATACCAATAGTAGCTACCTTACCTGATCCTCTAGCTTTTAGCTTTGCAACATCAATAACAATAGTTGCACTGTACTCTGAAGCCGCTACGTTATACTCTGCTACTCCATACTCAGCTATCAAACTTGTGGCTACAGTAAACGCTTGCTTACTATATCCTTCTGTATAGTCATAGGCCCAGTTAGCTACTAGCTGACTACCTGACCCACCTATAAGAGTTAAGTTAATCTCTTTAAGCATCTTTACTCTGGAAGGATCACCAAAGGCTAGAGGCTGTGTGTAGTACTTCATTATGTAAGTGCTAGTATTGTCTAAATAGCCAAAGTACCTAGATACACCGGATACACCTCCAAAGTATAGCTCTCCTCCAACGTCATCTCTAGCAGCCGTTAAGATACCAGTAGTAGGCCATGTTGTAACTCTGTTACTCCCGTCCTCTAGTTTACTTCTTACATCAAAGCAGTAAACAATCTTAGCGGTTACAGGAAAGATTAAAAGATAAAAAGCATTCTCTACGCTGTATACAGATTTAATGTTACCTGTTTCAAGAGTAGTGTTATAAACAAGTTCATCTCTAATGCTCCTAGAGACATCTCCAATAGGGTTAGACTTTTCTTGTATAACTCTACCTAAACTACGGACACCAGAGCTAGATAAGAAAAACAAGTCTGAGCCTGTAGACTGTACGCTGTCTCTAGCTACACAGCCTATGTTTGTAATAGTGTCCTGTAGCGTCATAGAAGACGGTGAGGAAGCACCGGAGTACAGTAGGATGCTACGCTTACCAAAAATAACCAACAGGTCATTAAACTCAGCTAGTGCAGTAATCTCATCATGTCCTGTAGGCCATACAGATGTAACGTCTAAACTACCTGTGCTGCCTCCTGTCCACGCATGACCATTAAGACTATCAGACCAGTAGACAGTGTGTTTATTATTTACAACGTCAGCAGCCCATACTCTACCAAAAGCCGCTAGAGCTTCATTAGCCTGCGGTGGTGTGCCTGTAGCATGACCGTGGTCACTCATGGCTTCTAGTACACCGGAGCCAGACTCATCTGTGTATATCAGAGGCTCATGCGCTGACTGCCAAAAGTAAGCGTGGTTAGCAAAGTTTATAATCTTCCAATTGTTAGCTGATACTGTGTATCCACTTGGAGTTATGTCTGTAAGGCTAGAAGTGCCTGTAAATATCTTATTGTTTCCAGTAGAGAAAACTACAGTTGTACCACTGTAATCTACATACTGGAATAGGTTTTCTACGCCAACACTAGACCCTAAAGGAGTAGCACTGGTAGTTAAAAGGTTAATACCTTTCCTAGCACCTATGCGCCCAAAGCTGTCAATGACTGCATTCTCTGCTATAGAAGCATAAGAAGCATCCTGACCTACAGGAGCATCTTGAGTATTGATGCCTCTAAATCCTGGAGCACCAATGTATATGTTTTCTCTTTGCTGTGCCATTATTGTACCGTGTAAATAAATTCTTCAGGGTTCTTATATGCGTCCTGTGCAATAGCATCACTAAGATGTTTATCTGCAATGATAAAATAATCTTGTGTAGTAGTACCACCTGTCTCACCACGTTCTCTAGCAAGTAAAGCTACAGCGTTGTGTATTATAGCCATAGCCGGTAATACAGTAGTATCTGCGTCAACAGCTAAATCAGGTTCTCTGAGCACACATCAAAACGTAATGAGAATACACCGGATGGCTTAGGGTATACTCTTACTTTAGTATCAGCATTATCATCTACACCACTAAACGTATAGGAGTCAGGAGTGCCTGTGACTTCCCCTGAGATGTAGTAAGCATTGCTAAACCAGTTGGGTGTTTCATAATGCATAAAAAAGTTTGAAGTATCGTTTATAGCACTATATAGTTTAACACGTTCTCCTGCTCCTGTCAAGCTATATTCTGTAGTATTTTCTACTGTAGGTACAACCACAGTCTTTCTTAAAGTAGACCAATCATGTGAGTCCTGTACTAAACTTTTAGCATCGTTAATGTAGTCTCCTACCATCTTAGAGTAAGCTGTTTCAGTAACATCAGCTACTTCTTCTTCTCTGAGTCTTCTCAGTACACTATTCATTAAACTTAGGTACGTTGTAGCCATTAAATTATTCCTTTAAATAAACCTTGTGGTGCTTGGTAGCCCTGTAACGGTAACACACGCTTTAGTAGCTCTGGTGCTTGGTATTTATTCATGTAGTCACCAAACATTAAACCAGTTACTGATGACTGTCCTGCTGCTCCTCCTCCTGCACCTCCAAACATACCAGTGCCTGTCCCAGCGCCTGCCCCTGCACCGCTGCCAGAGCCGTCACCAGTACCAGTGCCAGTACCTGAACCACTACCGCTACCAGATCCAGTTCCTGTACCCGTACCTGTGCCTGTGCCAGTTCCTTCTCCAGTTCCTTCACCAGTAGCACCTCCGGATGTTCCTGTTCCTGCTCCACCAGCAGAACTTCCAGAGCCTGTTCCAGTACCTTCAGTACCTCCTCCAGTGTTTATACCGGCGGCAGCGTCTCCTGAAGAATCAATATATGATGAATTACCAGTACCTGCACCGTCTGTTATACCAGCATCAGTTGTAGCAGCAAAAGCATCTCCACCTTCTGCTCTTTCTTGTATTTCTTGAGAAGAAAGAGTTTGTCCTCCATACTCGTAACTACCTGTTGAATTACGGCTTATATTACTAAATATTAAAGTCCAATCTTGCTGTGTANNCNTTGCTTCATCTTCGCTATAAGTTTCACCATNAAGAGCATCAGGTTTCCCGTCACCATCGTTGTCGGCATTCCAGTATTCTGGGCCTAATTTAACAACATTGCCTTTCTGATCTCTAGCTATTACAGAACCATCAGCAAACTTTTCAAGTATCTGCCAGAAAGGAAGTTTTTCAGTTTCCCCTGAAGCATCTCCAGCGCCAGCACCTCCTCCAGTGCCTGAGGCTCCACCGCCTTCAGAAGACCCACCACCACCACCACCACCTGAAGCATCTTCTTCAGGAGGTACAAACTTTTGATCTATCTTAGGATCATCTAGTTCAGGTTCAGTATTGTCTACTGTAGTATCTACTTCAATGTCAAAATCTTCTTGATTACGAGCCTCTAGTGCTTCTCTTTCTAATCTTTCTTGTTCTCTTATTCTTTCAGCATACCCTATAGCACCACCTTCAGCTTCAAAGTCTTCTAATCTTTTAGCTTCAGCTTTTTCATCAGCTATTCTTTTAGCCTCAATGTCAGCTAATCTTTTAGCTTCAGCAGCTTTTTCATCAGCTATTCTTTTAGCTTCAGCGTCTGCTAATCTTTTAGCCTCTGCTTTTTCCTCAGCTAATCTTTTAGCCTCTGCGTCAGCTATTCTTTTAGCTTCAGCTTTTGCAGCATCAGCTTTTTCTTGAGCTAAGTCAGCAGCAACTTTGTCAGCAGCGGCTTTATCAGCTTTAGCTTTAGCATCAGCAGCCTTTTTAGCTTTAGCATCAGCAGCATCTTTAGCAGCCTTATCTGCTTTGTCTTTAGCAGCNTTAGCATCNGCNGCATCTTTAGCAGCTTTAGCATCNGCNGCANCTTTAGCATCAGCAGCAGCTTTAGCATCAGCAGCAGCTTTAGCATCAGCAGCAGCTTTAGCNTCNGCAGCAGCC